CGGGTGGTAAGCATCGAAATCCATATCAACGAATATATCGTTCAGAGGAGAGAATCCCTTGCGCTGTTCATTCGTTAGAGCAGCAAAGTTAAGGTTGTTTATGGCATTGGATGGTCTTGATGTCGTGGTGAAAAAATTATAATTCTGAAATACCTTTTTATCCCATATGTACTTAGCATACTTGTGTCCAAATGTAGCGATGAAATCCGTGTTCACCCCAATACCGTTCTTCTCTATGTTGTAAAAAGCATTGGTGAAATCATCGTGAAATTTTACAAATTTTTCAAAGTTTGGCATCCTATCATCTATGATGAACTTACCCAATGATCTACACTTCTCTATGAGTTTCATATAAGGATAGTAATATGTGAAGTCATCCATCTCGGAGTAGAAGTTATCATACTCTATCTCCCACTTTGGTTTATTATATAACCAAAAACTGACAGCGTTTATGTCATAACATTTATAACCATTCTTCATGAATGTCTTATAGTCCAAGCAGAGATGTTGTTCTTCCTTATCCAACTCATTGATACACATTCGTTCTCGGTGTTCAGCGAATACGGTTCTTTGCTCAAAGTTATCATATACAATAACCAGATCATTCTTCGGATGGCACTTGGACCACAAAGGCAACTTTATTATAGGGATAACCACTCCTTAATATAAGGATATTTTATGTAAAAGTCAAGGATTTATAACTTTTCTATGCGAGCTATATATTGACTCGATTCAATATTTACAACTTCTAGTAAGTCATTCCTTATCGTTTTGTAATGGGTGGTTATAGCATCACAGATATCCTTGTACTTGTTATAAGGGCTTTCGGGACGGGGCATCTTTTCAAAAAGATACATTGGAATTTTTATACGCGGAAATACACTAAAATCATCACTTACTGGTATTAGGTGTATAACTGGCTCTTTATTTTCCTTATCCAATCTAGCAAATCTTATGGCAGTTGGAATTCTTAAAATCTTAATATCATCTGAAAAGGTGTTTTTATTTACCCAATAAATACCATCCGTGCCTGTAAAATTTTGGTCTATCAATTTACTATTTAAGGTTGAAAAGGCGTTGATGTTATTATAAGAGGATTCATTTATAGCCTTTACCACATCAAGTTCCTGTTTATCCATTCCTATCTCATCATAGAAACTAATTGAACCATCGTATCCGGCCTCAATTATTTCTTGCATATTTAAATCACCGTAGCTGACACATACCTCTAATCCATCGACATCCGTTTTTGATTTGTCCCATCTTCCCTGCTCAACCTCGGCATGAACCTCAAGATTTTTGATAAAATTATCACTAAGTAACACGGATTGGACAGCATAAGCAAATGCTAAATCCTCTACTTTACCTAACTTACTCACATCACCTAACTTTGATACCTCCCAAATAACCTTTGACTCAGCAACTTTACTTATCTTACCCTTTTTTAAATCTTTAGTTGTTCTAAATTCTTCCCTATTTATCTGCCATTGTATGCCTAAATCCTTTCTCTCAATAGAGGGAATATTGGTTTGAATTCCATGTGATAAAGCTGTTTGAGCTTCGTTTGTCTCTTCATTTCCTTGATTCTTTGTGTTTTTAAGCAAATTAGCTGGAATGACTATCTTTTTAATAGTTCCACTAACATCGGGTTTGTGTTGAGGAAGAACCCTCATAACAGAGGTATATGATGTATCCCAACTCTGCGGAGTTATAGTATCCTCTATACCAACGATCTGAAAGTAAGTTTTGTTTTTATATTGACTTGGTAGATAATTTATATTGTATTGATCTCCAATTTTTAAAAATGAATTACCCAATATGGTTAAATCTAATTCTATTGGTAGAACAGGAGAAATGGTATCGGGATCTCTTTTATTATACAATTTATTTCTAATATTCTTTCTTATAGCATCCCTAAACGATTTTGCATATTCTGTTTTTGGATCTTTCTTTATCTCGTCAACAAGTTTCTCTTCCCCCACATTCTTTTTCTTCTTTCCCTCTTTTTTTAACTCTTCTTTATCTCTGAAAAGTTTTTCCATTTCTTCTTTATAATCTTCATAGCCCTCTTGTATGTTTTTATTTTGTTTGGTGTTTTCTACAACTATATCTTCACGATTTGATTTAAAAAAATCAAAATCAAGACTCATAGCGCCTCCAGGTTTAATGATAGGATTTGCCTCACCAAAGAGTGGTAAGCTTCTAACAGAAGTATGTACATCAGGTTTATCCTTATTTTCTCTATTCAATAAATTTAGGTTATTTAAAGCACTTAATTCCTGTTGATCAAATTTCTGTGGTGAATTTAGGTTTGATATGGCTATGATTGATGATAACCCTTGTTTTGGTGTGGTAAATTTTAAATCTGATTTCTTAACTATCGTTGTTCCTGATGTCACATCAAAAACTAAATCAACACTATCTATTCTTGGTGTTAAATTTGAATCATGGAAAGCAAAACCAGCTTTGGCATTTGTGCTGGATTTAAATTTTAAATTCCAAACCCTATTGGAGTCATTACTTATCGTATCAAATATAAAGGTTAGAGCATCGTTTACATTTTTCTTAGTATTAAAAGCCTTTGTTATTAGTGGTACGGATATAAAAAGATCACGAAGTGGCATAACACTTCTTCCAAGATATTTTGGATTCTGTTTATCTATATCAGCTTGGGTTAAACTTGGAACTGAATTACCTGTTTTGTTTTTTACATCTACCCTAGCTCTGAAAATACCATACTCACTATCTTTGTAATCACCACCTATGCCTTGTTCACCTAATAATCTGGCATTATAAGAATTATCCCAATTACTCGGTACTATGAATGTATGTAAAGATTCATTTTCCTCTAAGGGGGCATTTTGTAAATTATATAATCCCTCATCCCAAGATATATAAGATGTACGAGAGTCAAATATATTATTATGATCTTTAGTAGGTTCTTCTGTAAAAAGAACTCTCCTCTTATCATCCTCACCTTCTTCCTTAATAGTTCCGGCAATTAAGTTGTTTAAAAACATGTCCTCAAATTTACCATATGAAATAAACAACATCTCCTTGTCCTCATTCGCATTATCCTTAGATAATGGTAAGTGAGCCAAATCTTGATAGAATATACCGATCTGAGATGCATAATCTGATATCTTCCCTTTGGTGGTGGATAATTCTAAAGCATCAAAGAACTTTTTTGATATTTTTGCTGAATCTATCGGTTCTAATGATTCTTGATTTTTAAGAATTTGATTTAAGGTAGTTGATGTATCCTCATTTATATCATTTGCAATAGATGTGACAAGTAATTGATCTATGGCATTTCCAAATATAAATTTTAAATTATTATCATCACTTATCTCCTTGTCTATCAATCCTGTATTAGGAGAAACCATGTCTAACGAACATTGAAAAGAACCATTTGCTGTGGTTGTTGAATCATATTTTAAAACAGTACCCACGGCAGTATTCATGTATCCGTTGTTTTTTATAACAAAACCATCCTTAGAGTTAAAAAGATAACTATCAAACTCCTCCATCGTTAGTGTCCCACCTCTAATTATTTTAGTTGGATCATATAATTCAAAGGATTTGTCCGACCAGCCGTAATCTACAAATACCTTGGCACCTGGTCTTAAAAAGTAAGCCAAGAATATATTTTCAAAGTCATGTCTGTTATGAACTTGAAACTCTACTGTCGTGTATTGTAAAGCACCTAATGCACCTTGTGTCTTCGATGTAACGGATGTTATACCAGCCGCTGGTTTTAAATATGGATTACCCGCACCCAACTTATCACTCAATTGTTTTACATGACGGACACTTCCAGCAGCCATATCATCCATAGACTCTAAGGTTACGGTATCATATGCTTTCTCGTTATTTTCATTTACGGTAAATACTAAGGTTTTGCTTGTTTTATCATTACCTACTGTTTGTTCTTGAGGAGGATCTTGATCGTCATCATACACATAGCTACCGTCTTTCTTTCGTTTGACATCCTTACCTTTTGGCACACCCTCGAACTCATTTACATTAACGGCACACCACATTCTGACAAATGGTGTCCTATCCCCTAAGTATTTTTTAAATGTTGGTTTGATTTCTTCTAATGCTCTACCCTCACCCTTAATTATAATCGGCATCCCGTCTTTATCTCTAACCGTAGTTCTACCACCACCACCGGCAATTTCTTCTAATTCTAAAATTACATCAGGATCAACAGGTGCTCCAAATACTCTGTCTCTAAATTTTGGCATTTTACTCCAATGTGGCTTGTTCTAATGATATTGGTATTCTGAGTTGTGTTCCAGCATCAATATGATTAGTAGATAACTTATTTACATTTGCTATAAACCACCAAAATTCAGGTGTTCCATAATATTGTTGTGATAACTGATCACATCTATCACCATTAACAGCAATTAACAGAATATCTGAATTATCCTCTTCATAATCTAATAGACTGGCAGTACCAATTCTTTGGATCTCCTTATCCATAACCTTTCTTACTGTGTCGTATCTACTCACCGATCATCTGCCCATGTGATCTATAAAATTTAGTGCCTAATTGTGGTGGTCTCTTGGATAAAATTTGATAAGTTAAAGCAATTTCAAACATTCTCGGTAAAGCCTGTAGGGCATCCCAATCTCCGGCTTCAGGTATGGTATAGGTTAGAGATTTTATAAATCCAAACTGACCTCTACTTTTATCGCCGATATGTCCCATATATAATTCTGTAAATGGAGCTTTCATTCTAATCAAAGATGAATCATTTGCTTCGGCTTGATATTGAGGATATGCCAATGATGTCAATCTATCTAATTTTTCATACATGATTTCAAATTCAATGGCATTTGCGGGATAAACATTTAGATTAAATGATAAATCTCTCTCAGCCTTTTCATAAGTATAGACATCCTCTGATCTACCTATGTATTGAGTTGGGTTAAACGATGGTGTTATGTTTTCAGTTATACCCGTTACATATCCTCTGAAATAAATAAATTCATTTACCCGTAAATCTTTGATTCTAACATAAAAGTCACCTTGATTAATATCTCCAAGCTCTTCTAATGGTGGCACAACATTACCATCAAAATCATTTTCTGGTACCTCAACACCAGAACTTGCAATTACATCTCTATAATTTGTACTCTTTGCACCATCACTTAAATCAATAAACGGAGTTGGTCTACCTATTACAGGAATTTGAGCAAATTTTGAATCTTTCAACTCCTCTAAAAATACTTTTTTTAATTTTGCCAATCCCTTTTTGATAAAACCACTTTCTTCTGGTGGAATTTCAACTTCTTTAAACTGTTTTATTCCAATCGGAGTATCACCTAAAATACCAAATGGTAATCCATTACTAGCCTTATCCGAATACTGTATTTTAAATGGTTTTCTTATACTACCAAGTCCGGCACCTTGACTATTCTGATGAAAGTTATTTAGAAATCCCGTCATCGTAATTGGTATAGGTGGTGCCATCACACCAGCACCTGGATTTGGTGGTATTTTAAAGAATTCAGCATCTCCGTAAAGATTATTGGTTATGTTCTCCTTTAGTAATGATTGTAATCCTTCCGTTGATGAGTAAAATTTACCAAATCTTATAAAGTCATCTTGTGCAGCATCTATGGGTTCGGAATCTCTGTCATTCCAACCTTTATACTGACTCTCTTTTGGTATTGATTTAACAATATAAGGCTCTCTTGAATTATTAGCCCCTATTCTCCACGGTTCTTGATGACTTGCCCTTATGTCAAGATATTTGGTTGAACCCACACCAGCAGGTCTTAGTATATTCACAGAACCGGCTCCGTGGGTTGGATCAAATATACTCTCTAAGGTTAGATCACTACCCTTGGCACCCAAGACATTATTCTTACCTATGTTTGCGCCATCGACATGTCTAAATCTTATGGATTTTTCAGTATTGTTGATCAAACCCTCGTATTTAACATTATTGATCACAATTCCTTGTTGGTTTTCGTGTCCAGAATAAAGATTAGATGATGCCTGTTCCTCTGATGATGTAAGTTTTTTACCTATCGGCGAATCTTCCGCCACACCATATCGTACAGGTTCATATGGTTTATATGTACCATCAGCTTGTAAGACATGATTTAATGAAGTGAAATTACTACTGTAGGTTCCTGTATAAACATCTTGAAAAACCAAACTCTGTATGCTACTCACTGGCTTGTTATCACTTCCAACCTCTATATTGATGTTTGTATCATTAAGTTTATTTGGAAATACATCATCATATAAGCTTTCTACCTGGTCACTTTTGACATCAGACATATTTGACTTATTTTCAGATATATCACTAAATGGTGAGCTTAGATTTTCTAATCCCATTATCCAAACCTTGGTTGAAGACTATTGTATCCTGGTTGATTATTAGCACCCTCTAATACTGCTTCCATGACATCACCTTTAGCCCTAAAGTTACCAACTATGTTTATCGTCTGTGGTTGATTATTCACACCCATTGAACCAGCTGGTCCCGTCATCATATCATTTACAGGTATCGGATTGGTTGTTGCTAACACGGAATCTTTTGGATTTAATTTAAATGAACCAGCAGGTCCTGACATATAATTAATTCCACCTGGACTTGATTTAAAATCATCCACTTTGTCTAAATATTTTATTTTCTTTGTATTTGCAAAACCAAGAGTTGAAACTTCAATTACAGTCATAATTCCATTAAGAAAACCTGATATTCCATTGACAAAACCAATAATATCGTTTTTAAATTCTTTCATACCCTCCGGTGTCATAAGTGATTCTTGAAAAGTTTTTAGCATATCAGCAATTGGTTTTCCTATACTATCCATCAATTCCGCACCAATCATTTTCAAAGAATTGATTATACTTGACAGACCACTAAGAGCATCCTGTCCTACCAAATCATCAAAACTCTTTCCAGCCAAAGCACCACTAAGGGTTAATTTATCACTCTGTCCTACTAATTTTTTCATCTCTGCCACCGATACACCGATTGATTTGGCAATAGATTGTCTCTGTATGGCATTTAGGTTGTTAAATTCTTCTTCTGAGCCCAATTGATCGACCACAGCCTTTGTCGCACCAGCGATATCATTATTAAGAGCAAGTTCTCTGGCTTTTTGAAAATTAAGTTGTTTTCCGATTAAAACCGATGCTTCAATCTCATTCTGTATGGAAGATTCAAAATCTAATAATCCCTCCGCTATCTTAGCAGTTGTTGATAAGGATATACCCATCTTACGAGCTTGAACGGCAGCCTCTGCTATGTTCTGTCCACCATCTTGTGTGAATGTAGCAATCTCTTCTGCTGATGCCGCCATGTCTTTCAATACAGCATTTGGAGCAACTCCCTCTTGAGCAGCTAACTGAGCAGTAGATTCTATCAGATTCTCAGCTTGAGCAGCAGTCAAATCTCCAATCTGCATAAAAGTACCGAATAAGTTTTGAGCCTCATCGTTGGAAAGACCCGTAGCCTTTGCAGTATCTAATACCGAACCTGCAATATCTTGAGCAGCTGATAATGATATGCCGAATTCAGAATTTAAACCCGCAGTCACGGATATAACATCTTCCAACCCCTTACCGATCATCATGGCTTCATTACCACTCTGAATTAAACCATCTCTAAACTCATGACTTGAATTGGTTAGGAATCCAAATTGATCACCAACCGAATCAATTTTTTTTGAAAATCCTGTAACTGCTTTTACTATAAATCCCACGGCTATTCCGGCAAGACCAGCATACGTTTGAAATTTTTTCATTTTTGCAGCGGAGTCTGCAGTTGTTTTTGATGCATCTTTTTGTTTTGTTCGTAAGTCTTCGGCTTTGTTTAATGCTCCTTTTCTTATATTTTCACTCTTTATGCCTAATCCGAGAATTCTTTCTCTGGCTTCTGCTTCATTAAGCAGACCTTCTTGAATATCTTGAGTTATGCTTTGTAAACCTACCCGTTGGTCGTTTGTTATACCTCTTTGATTTTTGTATGTATTTGATTGTTTTTCGGCAAGTTTATTTAATTCGAGTTGAGTATTTCGAGCCTTTCCCATACCATCAAAACCAAGACCCTGTAGGATATTACCCTTTGCCAACATTTGTATACGAGAGGAAAGTGATTTACTTAATGCTTCTTCTGATTTAACTCTTTTGGCAGTAAATCCAGCATTTATTTTGTTTGATTTTAAACCAAGACCAAATTGTCTGTTGAGTTCTTTTTGATAATCAAGCTCTTTTTTCTTTAGGACACCTATTTCTACTGAAAGAGCTTTATATTCATCAGTTCCCTCTTTGAGTTTTTTTATCTCGACATTAGCTTGTTCTAATCGAGCTAATTCTTTTTCGGTTAATGCAGCCATTGTGTTTCCAATTGGTTATACACTAATAAATATCAGAATATCTTATTTCTTTGGATTAAAGCGTCTTGGGATTGTTGATGATTGAGGTGCATTTGATTTATCTATCTGTTCCTTTTCTTTTTTCTTTAAATCCATAAATTCACGGAAATAAAAGTTTCTAAGATGAACAGGCATGTTATATACATTATCAAATGTAAAACCAGGCATCCCATATATAAAATAAAATATACTTTGATGTATTTCTAACTTATGCGATGGATTTAGGCCAAAAAAACTCGACAGAAAGTGGTATTGACACACTAACTGTTTCACCTCCTATTTCGATTTCCGATGTCAAATCAATATCGGGAGAAATTTCTTGAATGTAATTTCTCAAAGCCACGGAGTCTCTTGCGAGTAAATTTTGTGTAAATGATGTTATTGTGTCTGTTTTTGAGTCACCATCAACCTCAATTACCGTATATCTCAATCTCGTAGATATAGAAGTATCATATCCAAATTTTGCAGATTGTTTTAGTTCTTTTTCAATCAATACTTCATCGGCACCAGTTAACAACTTAAATTTAATTTTATTTTTACCAATTGGAGTTGTGAAATTAAAGGAGTTTTCTTCATACTTAACATTTTTTGATAATTCTTTGAATGGGCATTGTGATAGATCAAAATTATGTTCTATTTTTTGATTTGAATCATTTGGATTAGTAACTTCGACTACATACTCAGGTCCATATGCTAAAATACGAGCTGCAACCAATACAGCGTTCTTATCTCCGAGAATTAATTGTTCTTGTTTAATACCTTTGGTAACTATTAGGGAATCTAACAATCTATCGATAACAATACCCTTTTTTATGAGATTTTCAGACATCAGAATGTCTTCCTCTCGTGTTGTCATGTATTTTAACTCTAATTTACCTTCAGCAAGTGGTGAATCCTTTGGATATACTTTTCCTTGTGATGGTAAATCAATAACTTCCGTAGGGAACTTATGTTCTGCCATTATATAACTCCTTGATGTTGTAAACTATTTAGAATTCAAGTATAGCGTAATCAAATGTCAATGTTAGAGCGATTTCAACCGGTTGTGAATCGGAAAAGTCTAAATCACCAAATGAAGCATCTGAAATATAAGTACCATATAGTGTCCATTTCTCAATGATATCACCTACGGGTCCTAAAACCTTGAAATTACAGTTCTTTTTGTAAAAATCTTGATACCCATCACGACCCGTAGCACTTTCATGGTGTAGTCTAACCCATTCCATCACGGAAGCGGCAGCTGATGGAACGATAGGATCATAAAGAGTAATATTCATGTCTTGCCACTTACCCTTACCCTTGACATTACGGGTTATGTTCATGTGTTCCAACTCGATCTTTTCAAAAGTAATCTGTGGTCGTTGAGCAGTCTTAATAGTAAAAGCAGGTATACCACCAATCTCCATGATGAAACGATTTTTCAGCTTCGGTTCGTATGGTGTATAAAATATTTTACTCGATTCTAATAATTCTGCCATTGTTTATCTCCTATGATAATAAATATCAAGTTCCTAAAAATTACTCTGGAAATGCAGCACCAGTTGGTTGAACGATGAAGTCCAACACGATGAATTCTGCAGTTCTCGTTGGTTGTAAAAATACTTGACCAATCAATTGATTTCTATCGATTGTTTCAGGTGTGTTATTTGAGTCATCCATTACCACTCTAAAAGCATTTAATCCACTATTTGATTGAACTTGTTCTAAGAATGGATTAACAGTATTTAAGAACTGATCTCTTAAATCTGTTGTATTCTGTTCAAATAATAATAGTCTCGATGATCTTGAAATAAAAGACTTGACATTAATCAGAAGTCTTCTTACATTTACTCGATCTAAAGCACTTGCTTTCTTCTGTGTTGTCTTCTGTCCAAATACCGTTACACCTTGCCCTGGAAAGGTAGCAATCGGATTAGCATTTGATTCATAAAGGTCATCACGATTTGCCTGTGTTAACTTTCTATATGCCTGAACCGCACTATCAATTCCACCTCTGTTCAAACCAGCAGGAGCAAACCACGGCTGTCCAACAACATCATTGAAGTGATAAACACCAGCAATAACGACTGATGGTGGAACAAATCTAAATGTTCCTGATGTAGCATCTTGTATCTGAACATGTGGATAATATACAGCGGCATAACTTGAATTTCTAGCCTCGGTGTTGGTCTTAGCGTTAGCAACAGTAGTGGTTAAAGCAGTATTATCATAAACCAAAAAGCAATCACCTCTGGATTCACAAAGATCGATAGCCTGTCCTATGACAGAATTATGATTTGATCCTAATGCCTGATCTATTACACCAGGTAAGAATAATAGGTTGAAATTATACTCATCCTTATTACTCAGTAGACTTAGAGCAACCCCATATCCACCTTGTCCAGCAACTGTAGCACCATCGGGTTGTTGATAAGCGTTTGCCATATCAATACCTTGATTATTAGTGTTACTTATATTTTCATAAAAAGCAAATGGATGTACTTGGTTCTGATCTCCGTTTGAACCAGCGGTTTGTGTTGATGACACTGGATTAGCTTCAGCCGGATACGATCCACCTCCGATTCCTAATGCAATACCAAATGCACCACCATAACTTCCACTACCAACTGGTGGAATAAAATCTGTTCCATCACCATAAGGTGTATTAATTGCTCCAAGTTCATCTAAATAAGTAGGTGTCTTTCTACTATCAGGAAGAGAACTTACCCTAACATATCCGGATTGATTTGGATACTCACCGACAGGTTTTGAAAATGCAACACCGGATTCAGCAGCCAATTCTGTGGTTTGATTTCCAACCCTTTTCAATATATAATCAGAAGAAGCTGGATCTAAGCTTAGGTTAGCATGTGTTTCTAAAATTTGTTTTTTCTTAACCGTATCATTACCAGCTCTGATCAATAATGTGAAAGTACCCTTTGCAAGATTTCTGTTCGCCACTTCCCATCTAAAGTTATTACCCCTACCACCATAGCTTCCAGAAAGCAAATGATTGTTTGCAGCAGATGTGGCTCTTGATGGTAATAAACCATCCGTTCCCATTTCAGAACCTGTTCCCACGAAATTATTAAATTGGGGACCATCACCCAATGCTTCTAATGTAAATATAGTGTTTGCTGATCCAGTTGGATAAATCGTTAGATCAACATGTGCAGTAGCACGAGTAGTTCCACCTGGTTCTGCAACTCTAACAATTGTTAAAGGACCACCTTGTCTCAGATATTCTTGAGCAGTATGTGATGTTAAATATTGATAGTTATCCGAACCACTTTCTATTAACTCTCCAAAAGTTCTTACATACTCTCCATAAGAGTTAACTACGGTTGGTGTTAAAACAGGACCTTTAACAGTTGGTCCTACAATAGCAGCTCCGATATCTCCAAGAGCGGCTGGAATGAATGATTGGTCTATTTCGTTTGTAAATACACCTGGTGATACAATTTTTTCTGACATCTTATGGTCTCCGATAGGGTAAAAAGTCTATGATAATTCATATATAAATATTATACAAAATCCCAAAGACCGATTTTTAAGACTTAGATGGCGTAAAAACTCCTGTATTTGGATCTAAAGTTCCTTGTCCGTACTTATCCGTGATACCTTTGAGAACTTCTTGTTCCTTCACCTTAACGGATTCAAAATCTATCTCGGCTTGTTCTTCTTGTTTCTGTAGGTTGTACTTTGTTAATTGAATCTGTCCAAAACGATTTGTAATCTCAGCATACGCCGTTCTTATCTCTGATATCTGTTTTAGTTCATCTTCCGAAAATTTGATGTCTTCTGCCATCTGTAACTCCTATGTTAATAGTCTTTGTATATATATAATTATATAATTTTTTCTGAAAAAGATACCTTTTTTGGTATAAACTCTTTTGATAACTCCGCTTTCTTACCAAAGTTAGTCTTTGTAAATTCAGGTAAGATATATCCTTTGATCGACATACTGAAATCACTTCGTATAAATCTCTCGCCTTGTGATTCCATTGTGGATGCATCACTTATATCCCCTTCTAAATCTGATAAGAATTTATAACTCGTGGAGTCACCGAAGTAAGTTTTTAAATGTTGTAACATCAGTTCAGTTAAACCATTCATCTGCTCTATATAGTTCGTCATCATAGCAAC